GGTGATGGTATCGCCGTCAGTATAGGATGATTGTCTGGTATAAGTAGCACCCATCTAACGTCTAGCTCCTGTTTGAAACTCTAATTGAAATCCCTTGAGGGAATAGGGGGCGGTAGTACCCCCGTCGTTTACTCGTAAAGCTACGGCAAATCCCGAACCTTCTACAGACTGTCTAACCAAAGGCTCTGATACACCTCCGTACGTGCCCGTGCCGTACACCGCCGTTCCATAAGTAGCAACAACATCACTAGAATCTAAAGGGTACGCTGCAGGTCTAGGTGCATCTGGTGATTCATAGTCGTATCGCAAAAATAGATCAGCGTCGATTGTTGAGTCTGGCTTGTAATTGATAATCACTCTTTGCATGTGTTTGCGAATACCAGCATCACCAAACGTAAGATCGGGTCCACGATACTTACCTAGTATAGCTGTTCCGTCAAAATCACTTCCAGACTCTTGACGATATATGTAGCCATTCGAACTGGCTCCATGTAAAACAATCACATTGCCATCATCTACAAAAGTATCTGTACACGCTGGCTTTATACCACGTAACTCTGCAAACTCGAACTTTTGTCCTTTCATCACACAGATAACACCTGTAGTGATATTTTCTGCTGTAGCATCTTTTGTGAAGAATATGCGGTATTGAGTTTTATCGGGTATGACCAAGCTTTCAAAACTAGATGAGTCTGCAATATTTTCATTAAAAAGAGATTGTACATTGGAACTTATAGTGCCCAACTCCACGTCACCAATCCGTGCCGTACCTGCGACTGTACGCAGACCATCAGGGCCAAGAAAGATAAGGTCACCAGCAAATTCTTGAATAGTAAAGCCATTTAAACAACCAATGTTACGAGTAACTGGTACAACAGCAAAGTCACTAGAACTACTGCCACCGACTTTAAATATCCTGTTTTCACAAAAAATAAATAGATTGTCACGAAAGACTTTAAGACCTGTAACGGTGTCATCAACCTTGATACTTCCTGCACCACTGCCACTGGAAAATGCATCTTCGTCGAACGGCTGGCTAAACACTACTTCTTGTGGTGTGCTAGACTTACCAGCGTAAAACATGTGATTCTTAAATGCCGCTACAAATTTAGATCCTGATACACTGCTTTCACTTACATCCGTGGCAGAAAACGAGGTGTTAAATACTGTGGGGGCATTGGCTTGGTCAACTACAATGAGCTTGTCGTTGCCATCAAAGTTAAAGCGTTCGAAGTTGTATCTGGCTGCGCTGGTGCGTCCGCTGTCAATGCTTGTCCAACTAGATCCACCGGGTGTAGCCTGAAAGATGCTAGTGCCTCGTGCTGCAACCACTTTACTTGCAAAGGATGCAACCAACAGAATAGGCTCACTCGAACTAGCTGTTTGTGGGACAACTGCTGTTACGTACTTAGAGAAGCCCTGAATACGTTTGTATCCGCCCTCTACGTCGGGTTCAAAGTTTTCTAACTCTAACGCTTCTCCCGGTTGCATCATAAATGTAGAGCGGTTCTTTATCAGACCGCCTTCACAGTTAAACGCTACAGGTTGTGCTTGAGATAGATCAGCCAATTACACAGCCCTCATGTAGTTCTTGCGATTGAGAAGCTCTACCTTCATGCGCTTGATACCGTCGTCATACTCTTTCAAAGAAAACTGTGCAGACTGCACATCCGACCTAAACAGATGAGTGTAGTATTTTGCACGGGAAATTATCACTGGTTCGAATCGTGTTGGAATAATCGACGTATCAGTCGCCGAAGATAGATCAGTATGAGAAACGTAATAGTCGAACTCCAGTGTTCTATTGCTGGTGTCGGGTATGGGCGTCAAGCCTATCTCATCGTTGTAGGTGGTGTACACAAACTCAGGATCTGCAAACTTATCAGCATCCAAACGATTGTCCCGTTCTCTATATCTTTCTGTGTATTCTTCGTAGGCTAAATACTTTAAGGGTATGGGTTCTATGTTTTCACTCAACTCTACAAGTTTTACGTACGCTGCACCGCCCGCAGATTCAGTGAACGATACAAAGTGTGTAATTGCTGTAGCGGTGAATGTGGTTTCACTGATGGATACTTCATTAGCGTTCGATACAGTCAACGTGGCAGATTTAGTCTGTGATCCACCAGAACTAGTGCCTACGTCCAAAGTAAGAGTGCCACCGCTAGTTTGTGTCAAGATGATGTACGAACGACCTACAATGAGGTCAGATATTTCTTGTGTTACTTTTGCATTAGTGAGAAGCAAAGTGTTACCAAATTTTGAACTTGCAGCAGGGCTACCTGATACTGTTGTCCATCCGGTTATGCTTGCAGCCCCCGACACTTCATATGTGCCGTTGGTTATATAGTTCTTAGGCTTCAAGAACATGTTATCGTAGTCTACATATTTTAGTGTAGATGCTATACTTGCGTGACTGTATAGTTGTTTACCAGCTATGACATCGATAGAGCCTGTTACTTGTGTAAAAGGCCAATTTAATTCTGAGTTGATTAGATCAGTAATAGAACGATTTATGTAATCTTTAACTGTAGTCTGCACTCCACGCGAGGAACCGAAGTTAGAGCTTGTTAGCTCTACCTCGTTGAAATCACGCAGAACATTATTAACTAGGGTGAGATAGGTGCTTGCCATATCAGTAGCCGTTAAGTTTCGCTATCAAGATCTTCAAGCGCATCAAGCTTGTCTTGAGCATCCGCCCAACTGATGACCGCCTTGTCCATCTCCTCCAGCAAATCCGGATGTTCACCGATAGCCGCCGGGTTCTTTGTGTAATTAGTGTAGACAAACAGCGCATCTTTCTTTTGAGCCTCATACTTGTGTTTAAGTGCTTCATAAGCAAGACGTTTCATAGTATCATCCTCGTACAACATTATACACCTTTATACTGTTATTGGCAAGAATTATTTTCTTGACTTTTCTATTGCTTTGAATGTCTCGCGTAACGTAGGAGGTTTTTCGTGCTTGGGATCGTACTTACATTCTATTTCTCGTGGAAAATATTCATTTATATCCATCCAAACACTGTCCACCGTATTATTAGGACCGTGGTATATACACAGTTTTTCCCCGTCTATTTTGCTACATCCCTTCAGTCTGCACGTTACATACTCAGGCCAAGTTTCTGCGTTGGCAGCTACACCCTTGAGGAACAAAATAAAACCAACAAGAACCCCCGAACCTATGCAACCCATGATTATCCAAGCTACTATCTCCACAAACTTACGACGACGTTGTCTTTGTTTGTACAGGGTTTCTTGACGTTGCTTACGTATCTGTCCTTCCATACGCACAAGTTCATCCCACTTAGATTTGCCCATAGTCAGGCCGATCCATTGCTGTAACTCTCTGCGTTGTGATTCTGCCTTTTGTTTAGCAGCGAATGTTTCTACCGCCTCTTGTTCTACAGATTTGCCAGCAAACAGTTTCTTAAATATAGGCGGGTTCTTGGCTTCCTTCTCTAGCATGTCCAAGTCAGACATAGCACCCATCCAGCGAGATAGGTCAGATGCCATCGACTCAATGTCACGGCCTACTTGAAACCCTTTCTTTATAGCTCCAAACGCAGCAGATGCGGTAGCCATCGCGCTAATCGGGTCCATCAATATACCTTTACGTTACCTTCCGTTATAAATTTTGGCACACAGTATGCCGTCAAGAGGTTGCCTTGCTTGTGTAGGGTTTGTGCGTACCATACACATTCGTTGAGATCTTTGAAGTACATGTCGTTGCTGATCAGTTTTTTGTCATCTCCTATTCCTACAAAGACAAACAGGAGAAAGACGTGGATCATCGTTTTGTTTTTTTCTTTTGTTGTTCTATAAATTTTCGATATACAGCGGCAGCGGCGTTCTTTCCTGCTGCCTTTGCTCGTTGCTCCATAGCTATAGCAGCTTGTGTCTTGTGAGCGTGGGATCGTCCAGACGCACGTATCTTGCTTACAGATCTACGTGCTTCGGCGGCACTAACAAACTTTAAACCGTGTATAGTCCCTTTGGGATTTTCGTCGGTGTACAGATCACTGTGCTTTTTAGATTTTGCGGGTTGCCCCTTTTTGCGAGGTATACGTCGAGTTGTCATTGATTTATGTAAAAACTACAGGCTTACCCTGTTTCATTAATTCCCTAGCTTTTTTGGAAGGTCGTTCTGGTTGAATTATGCCTTTTCTACGAGTTGGATACGGTCCGGGACTATTTTTAAGACCTCTTTGCAAATCATGTCGTATACTTCCCTGATCATAGCTTAAACTTTTTTCAGCACTTTCTTCTGCAGGTCTACCCCTAGACATTATAACTCTCCCGTCTTCATAGCCTCTGCTAACTTAGTGGCCCGTGACTTTACCTGACGTGCCCAGCGCGAATCGAGCATTTCAATTGATGCGGTTTCGAAGTCTTCAGCCTCTACTGCTACCCACATTTTCTTAAATTTGCACAGACGCGGCACACCCATGTTAAAAGCCATGTCCATCAGGATAAGTTGTCGTGCAGCATCTAGCTTGTATACACACGGGTGCGCTTTGCACAACTCTTCTTCTACGATTTTTATATCGTTTGTAGCTAAATACTTGGCGTCTGCCTCGCTTATGCCGTTTGTGTACACGATAGCCATGTTGGGTATGTCCATGTACTCTAGTTCTTCTGGAGTGATGCCACGATCTTTGAGGTTACGTCCTATGCCTATAGTTTCTATCCCCAAGCTGTCTTCGTACACAGTGAGGACCATACCCTCGTGTTCAATTAATTTGTACAGGAATGTATTTCTATCGTATTTCATTTCTTTATCGTATGCGTGTGCATTCATCGGGCTTTTCTCCCACGGGTGACCCCCCGTGTTTTCCATCTTAAACATAGACATCTATACTTCTTTTGCTCCTACTATAGTGCATTTGTAAGTTACTGATTTCCAGTCGCCGTCTATAGGTAGTTCTTCGTGGAGGGTTTGCATCTCAATACACATGGGCTTTTCTTCGAACCACTGTATTGTTTGTGTAGCACAAGTTTCTAAGGAGCAAACTGTCAGCATAAGTGACCAAATTACTTCCATAGCTTAGTGCTTCTCATGTCCCAGCCACACCGCAAATGCACCTGTCATGGCCCCCGTGACTACACTCACTAGACCTGCTTGTGCGTTTGTCGGATCTGGCAGAAGCATGAACCACTCCACTACCCGCCAAGCGGATATTGACATCATAATCATCATCAAGCGGGGTAGTATCTTCCACTTGAGGAATCGCTCCATTGTTATTTCTGCCACTGTGCTTCCTCACTTACACAAATCCTCGTACCTAGTCGTGTGTAGTCTGTGCTGTGACAGATCACCCACATACTTAGGACTCAACATTCTTTTTATCAGTGATATTATGTATTTCATTTTTTACCAAAGAACTTCGTTGC